ATCGCCGCCAGCCGCCAGCCGGGCGCCAACGGGATGCCGTGGCGTTCCAGGGCCTCGCCGAGTTGTTCGACGCTCCGCACCACCTGGTATCCAAACTGCAACCGCGCCATGGCCTGCCCAAACGCGGCCTGTTCTGGCGTCGCGGTGTTCTTCCCCGCTTTCAGTTCCACGCCGAGGAAATAGCCCGGCGCCCAAATCATGATGTCAGGCAGCCCGCGCTTGACCCCGCGCGCCTTCTGCATCTGGCCCTGTCGCATGGTTTGCTTGCGCTCGTGGCCGACGCTGGACCAATGGCACGGCGCCGGCAAATGGCTGTTCAGCAGCATGCGCGCGCGGGATTGGAGGCGATCTTCCGGCCTCATGCCGCCGCCACGCTAAACAGATCCACGGCGCCCCGTTCGGCCCCTTCCATCGCCCGCACCGCTTGCCGCCAGTAGGACGGTTTCAACTCGCAGCCGAAGAACCGCCGCCCGCGCTTCACGGAAACGACGCCCTCGGAACCGATCCCAAGGAATGGCGAGAGCACCACGTCGCCGGGGTTGCTCCACATCGTCACCGCCCGATCGATCAGCGGCAGTTGCAACGGGCACAAATGCCTCTCGTCCGCTTCGTCTCGCGCGGCGTCCAGGCTTACGGCATCCCCGACCCACTTGGATGCCTCGGCCTTGTTGTTAAGGACTGCCGTTTGCGAGATATCGAACCACACCGGGCTCGCCCATTTCTGCCAAAGGTCAACCGGGAAGTCGGCCGGCTTGTGCCCTACCGGCTCGGCGTTCTCGCCCGGCGCGCGGAAGATCAGCAGGTAATCCGGCGTCCCCGGCCAAGAGCATGTGCTGTCTTTCAAAATTTGCTTGTGCAGCAGATGAAGCGCCTTCGTGCGTGTCATTTCCACCACGGGATCGCGCCAGATGGTGACGCGTCGCACGAACGTCCATCCGGCGCGGAGATGCGCGGCCACGATGTCATCCGAAAACGGCTTCGTGCCGATGTATCCATCTTTCCACTTGCGCGTGGGCAGGTCGGAACAATGCACGGCCGTCATCCGGCCCGGCTTCGTCACCCGCAGCTTATGGCGAATGATGAATTCGTAATGCGAGAAAAACTCGGCGTCATTCGCGGAATTGCCAAGGTCGGATTCGCTCTCGGAATACACGAAAAGATCGCCGAACGGAGGCGAGTAGACAGAGAAGCCAACGGATGCATCGGGCAACTGCGCCAACACATCGCAACTATCGCCGTTGATGGCAGTCCATCGCTGGCCGTGAGCCGAGTTCAAGCATCGCACATCCATTGAGGCAGCCTCCCTACGTGATTTGGTTCATATCGGACGCGAGTAACCGCCCGCTCGACCCGGCTTCGCGCCATGGCCGCAGCCATTGCTCGCTTCATGGTAGCGTGGTCGCCGGCTTTGCGGTCAATCACGCGGCCAATTTGATCCTCGCCCTCGGCAACAATCAGATGCACATCGACGGGGCGCGTCTGGCCAAATCGCCAGCACCGCCGCACGGCCTGATACCAAGCCTCATAACTGAAGCTGCGGCCCACGAACGCCACCCTCGCGGCATGCTGCCAGTTCAACCCCATCCCGGCCACGCTCGGCTTGGTGATGATGTATCGCGCTTCCCCAGCCGCGAACGCCGCTAGTGCCTCTTCCTTGCGGTCTGGCGTGTGCGATCCCCGCACCTCCACGGCCCCAGGAACCGCCGCCATCAGTGCGTCGGCCTCGGCATCGTTGTCGCACCATATGACCCATGCTTCGCCCGGCTCGGCTGCCACCAGGGCGCCAACCGCCTCCGCGCGCGCCTGTGCCGTCTCGCGCTTGACCGCGTGCATGTTCGTCGCGCTCATGTCGCCCGCGAACAGCATCCCGGCCGGCGCGCGCGTGTCGCCCGCCGCCTTGTGCCGATGGATCTGAAGCGCAGGCAACACGAATCGGGATGCGTCGTATCCAAGATCGGCCGGCGTCTCAGCGCACCGCGCCCACGAGGCCACCCAATCCCAGAACGCATCAACCGCGTGGCCCTTGATGCGCCACTGTTGGCTGGCCGTCGCGGTGTCGTTGATGAACCATCGCGACAACATCTCGACGTTCCGCATTTGGCTCAGAAATTCAGAGTGTGTGCCCAGCTCCATATGATCATTCGGCGCCGGGGTTGCCGTGCTGGCCAGTTTGAACCGATGGCCGGCAAACGACGCGATCAACGCCCGAGTCGTGGCGCCCGTGAAGCTCTTGAGGATAGAGCTTTCGTCGAGCGATACCGCACCGAACTGCACCGTATCCAGCGCGCCGAGGCGGTCGTAATTGCATACATTGATACCGTCGCGCGCTTCGTCCTGACTGCGGATCACGCGGACGTTGTAGCCCAGCGCCACCCCCTCGCGCTCGATCTGCCGGGCCACGGCCAGCGGCGTCAGGAGCAACGCGCGCCCGTTGCTGGCTGCGGCGGCTTGATGGCACCATTCAAGCTGAATGCGCGTCTTGCCAAGGCCGGTGTCCAGAAACATCGCAGCCCGGCCCTGGCGCAGAGCGAACGCCACGCACTCGGCCTGATAGTCGAATAGGTGCGCCGGCATGGCGCCGGGCTCGATGCCCACGGCCTGCGGCTTAGGGGCTTTGCCGGCGAGGAACGCCGCGTAATCAGGATGCAGCATCAATAAAACCCCCCCACCTTATCCACCCGCTCCACCTTCCATGCATCCGGGTAATACGCCGCCACCATCGACAGCCCGATCACCCGCTCGATCACCTCCCGCCCGTCCGGCAAGTACACGCGGTATTCGATCATCGGGACGGCCTTAAGCCCGGTCGCCGCGCGGCGCTTGGCTTCGTAGGCGGCTTGCTTGTCGGCGTCGGTCATGCGCCGGCCCTCAACGCGACAACCTCAACCGCCGTCAGCCTCAGCCCAACAATCACTGATTCCACGCCGATGCCGCGCTGCACCAGCAACCGCGCCCGCACCAGGCGATCTGTCTCGCGCAGCCCAGGCGCGGCGGCCTCTACAGGCGCCTCGATCTCATCTTGCAGCGCCGCGATTCGATGCCGGTGCGCCTGCCGCATCTGCTGCAACAACCGCCGTTGTGCTGCCGCGCGCCGCTTGCCGTCACACACCGCCGGCCGCTTCCCCAGGCGCATCAACTGGGCCTTCGCGCGGATCGCGCACAGCGTGCGGCGAAACATCGGCTCCAGTTCCGAATTTAGCACCGTGCTATCGGGCCACACCTGCCGCAAATGGTGGGCTTCGGCTTCTGTCCAACGGCCGTAATGGCTGGTTCCCTCAAAAAGCACCCCCGGCGCGCACGAAGCGGCCGGAGGTGAGTTTAGGGAGGAGTGCCGGGGATCGGACGCCGGAGCGCCCCCGGCCGCGCTTCCAACCGGGGGGAGAAACCCGCCGGCGCCGAACTCTCCACCAGCGCGCGGGAACTGCCCCCGGCCCGCGCTGGTGGCAACCACACCCGCAGGCGTGCCCGCGCCCGCGATATCAGCGGAGTGGTTGGAACTCATGGCGCCCTCACAGGCACCAGATCGCGGACCTTGACGGCGCCGCTTGTGATTTCCTCAATCTTGACCGCTGTATGAAGCGGCGGCGTCCTGCGACCTGTCACCCAGCCGTGCGCCGTGGAAATTGGCACGCCCACATCGGCTGCGAATTGCGTCAGCCGGATACGGTGCTCGAACAGATATTCGCGGAGGGGTGTCATGGCGCGAATATTGTCACCGCGCGGAACCCGGCGCAAGGAGAATTGCGGGGGCACGGGAAAAATTTGCGAAGCGCGTAAAAACCTCTTGCGTGGTGTTTCGCGCAATGCCAAACTCTCATTGTCAGACAAACGGAGGACGCCATGCCCTACCCCGACAACTTCAACGCCCGCGCTTACGACGATGGCCCCGGCGGCACCTACCGCCCCGAGCCGCCGCTGATCGTGGCCGACCGTGACGACATCGACGCCATGCAGAAGGCCCGCGCGTGGTTGGTTGTGTCGCTCACCAGCCTGCGGCAGAACCCGTGGGATTTCGACAGCACGGAAATCCCGCCGCACCACATGCTGGTGGCCGATGCCGAGGCGTTTCTTGAGCAGATGGACAAGGCGCTGGAACAGGCGCGGCTCAGCCGGGAGTGGCTGTGATGACGAATTCCCACGACTTCCTGCCGCACATTCTGGAAGAACATCGGAAGTGGCGCCTGGGCGACGGTGGCGCCTGCGCCAATCTGGCCTGCGCCAATCTGGCCCGCGCCGATCTGGCCGGCGCCGATCTGGCCGACGCCGATCTGGCCGGCGCCGATCTGGCCGACGCCGATCTGGCCGGCGCCGATCTGGCCGGCGCCACTCTGGCCGACGCCAATCTGTCCGGCGCCTATCTGGCCGGCGCCAATCTGTCCCGCGCCACTCTGGCCGGCGCCTATCTGGCCGGCGCCACTCTGGCCGGCGCCTATCTGGCCGGCGCCAATCTGTCCGGCGCCTATCTGGCCGGCGCCAATCTGGCCGGCGCCTATCTGGCCGGCGCCAATCTGTCCGGCGCCTATCTGGCCGGCGCCAATCTGGCCGGCGCCAATCTGTCCGGCGCCGATCTGGCCCGCGCCAATCTGGCCGGCGCCAATCTGGCCGGCGCCAATCTGGCCTCGCAGCACATCATCGACGGTGGCCAGCGCATCGACGGTTATCGCTTTGTCGGCTGGATCAAAGGCGACGCTTTGATGATCCGAGCCGGCTGCCGCAACATGACGCTGACAGAATACCGCGTGCACAACGCAAAGCGCGAGGGCGTGGCGATGCGCGACGAGACGACTTCGATCTTGGACCATATCGAGCGCGTGGCGCGCGTGCGGGGGCTGATCTGATGCTCACCATCACCAGCATCCACGAAACCCCGCCCGCCAACGTCGCGCTGTCCTACGCGCTGGAGCGTTTGGTTCCCTGCGCCGAAGAACACGAACTCGCCCACATCCGCGACTGTTTGCGTGAGCGCGGGTTTGATGTGCTGCCGCTGAAAATGGCGGAGGCGTTGCAGATGTGGAGCGACTACCACAACGGCGCCGATGATGTGTCGATGATGCTCCGGTACGCCGAGGCGTTGGAGGCAACGATGACCCTCCTGGCCCGCATCCGTGGAGACGCGACATGACCCGCCGCATCCCCTTCTACATGGAAGCTTACACCGCCGAGGACGTGGAGGATTTCGCCCGCGAGCTCGCCGCGCAAATGGTGCAGCACGACGAGGAAACCGACCCGCACTGGCGCGACGTGCTGGCCGAACACATCCGCGACGACGCCGCGTGGTTGGCCGAAATGCGCGAGGCAGTGTTCCCGTCGCTCCCTTTCCGCCTGCCGGTGGGCCTGCCGGCGCCGCGTCCGGTGCAGGAGGTGGGGCGATGACCAGCCGCACATTGACGCTGGCGACGTTGAAGAAAAAAGGCGCGTGCAAGGAACAGGTTGCACTGTTCCGTAAGATGTTCGGCAAATCCGTCGAGATCACGGAGGCGCTGTGCGTGGAACACGCGGCGGTGTTCAGTTGGGGCTGGGCGGCGGAAAATCTTTTGAAGGCGGCGGCACTGGCCGAATACGAGCGCGTGACGGCGCCGGCACGGGCCGAATACGAGCGCGTGACGGCGGCGGCACTGGCCGAATACGAGCGCGT